GTAGAATTAAGTTTATTAATTACGTTATCTAAATCCCTAACTAAAGATTGAAATGTACTTTGATCGTATTCTTTACTTGCTCTAGTTAATGATTGTACTATCTTTGCCATTAATCAACCGTCCCTGGATCGTATGTATCTTCGTAGTTACCAGTGGTTGTGTCCATGCCACCTTGATATCCCGTTTGTTCATCTTGTGCCATTAATTGATCATAGTCGGGTTGTGCAAACTGACCAATACCTTGATTGTAGTTAAATGCAAATTCTTTATTAGTCATTCTTTTGCCGTCTGGAGTTTCATAACCAGACATTTTAGGACCTGTTGTTAAATAAGCCCTTAATTCTGCTCTAGCGTCTTTTAGTTTTTGAGTTTGTCCCTTAGTTAATTCTTCTTCCTCTTCCATTTTATCAATATAGTCTTGATACATTTGACCTAAATTATTAGTGCCAAAACCACTAGCAAAATTTTTACCTGATAAAACACCACCTCTAATTTTATTATCTACTACTGAAATACCACCTGGTTGATTAACATAATCATAATCTAAATTAGAAGGTCGGTTACTTAAATTTAAAAATTGTGAACCTATACCACCAGCTAAAGCTAGAAGAGGATTAGTTATACCAAGAGCTTTACTCAAACCTACACCTGCTTGTACTCCACCTTGAAACATTAAAGGTCGAGCTACTGTATTTCTCATAATACCGCTAAACCTATTATCAAAACTTGGATTGCTTGAATTAGGTAAAACTGAAGCATTAGTAAAAGAAGATTCAGGATTAGTAGTATACATTGTTCCTGCATTAAATTCTTCTTCCGGAGCTTCTAAATACATTGGATCATTAACAACACCATAATTTTGATTAGCTCCTCGATTAAAACCACTTTGAAAAATATTATTAGAATTAAAGTTTTGATTAGTATCGTATCTACCTGTGTCTGCGTTAGCTAATATTTCTTCGATTGTTGCCATTATCTTCTGCCGTCCGGTTGTATATCCAATCTAAATGTACCTAATTTCCAATCTTGTGAAGCTGCGGTATTAGATATTTTTAATGCAATTGCTCTTGCTCTTGCCCTAGTATCTACCTTATCAGTCGAAGTCGTTACTGTAAAGGGGCCTAATGAGGAGCTAGATGCTGTATCGTTAGGGTAATCTCTTAACAACAAAGTAATTGTTGCACTACCTGTTTGAGATATAAAGTCTGGTATAATTCTTCGTATTTTCATTAAAAACTCACCATCACCTCTTAAATCTGGCATACCAATTGTTTGTCCTTGTGCCGTTCTTTTTTGTGTAATGTCAAAGTCTCCAGATGTAATCTCTGCAAGTATAGGTGTAACTGTACCACCAGCTACAATTTGATCTGTGCCTACTTCATGTTCAAAATAAATAGAACAACCATCTGTGTTTCCCACACAGTCAGAGGCAGTGCCGTCAGGTAAATATTGTGTTGCGTGAGGCTTATCAAATACAGCAGAGTCTGCCCATGCTGTACGTGGTAAAGTACCTGTTGTCCAAATAGCTTGTTTAGGACTAGCTCTACTATAAGACTCGATGTAATTGTATGACACCATTCTATCAATAACAGTTGAGTTTGCACTACAATAAAACCAAATAACTTCTCCAAACAAGTTGTTTAGTCCCACGTTAATTAAATCTCTAGGTGTAGAGTTTAAATCATCATAAACAAAATCTTCTACTAAACAGTCCATAGATTCTAACTGACCATCGTATCTAAAAAAACCATTCTCTGACATCCAAAATGCCGTACCATCTACCTCAACACATGCATTCTTACCAATCAGTCCACAGTTACTACCTATTTGTTGAAAAGAAAAAGTAAACGGTGCGCCTACAAAGGTCATTAAAAATAATGCTGTGTCTGTCCATACATAGATAGCATCCCTACCTCGTATGGCTCCCATAATTTTAGAACCTGCTGCAAGTCTTTGTGTGCCTGCCGTGTTCTCTGCAGTTACGGTGTATGCGTCTGTGCCATCAATATTTTCTTGATCAGAAAATCTAATAAACATAGCATCTTGTGATGACTGTGTTCCCACAGTTGTTTCTGTACCAAAGAATACTAAGTGTCGATCCGGTGTAGATACTAATACATGTCGTGATGCTGTTGGTGCGTTAGCTATGACTGTGGCTCTGGTTGCAGTTGCGTTAGTTGCAGCTGCGTCCCATTCAAAACATTTATTGTTGTATATTAGTGCAATAAGTTTTGTGCCAAAATTATCTAATATCCATAATCCTGGATCAATGGTAAAGTCAGAAGACGATGCTTCTCCCCATGCAACAAAGTCAGAAATATTTGTAACGGTTACACCACCACTATGAGCAGCTTTGGTAGTTCCGTTAACTTCTCTTGCGCCACCACTTAATATGTTTGTAGTTGTATTATTATTTGTATAACTAATATCTTCTGAACCAATTCTAATCTCACCTGTTGATGGAAATTGAGATGTGTCAGTTAAAGGAATGTCAGTTACACTATCGTTAATAGTAGAAGCCAATGTAGTAGTTGTTGGCCCAGCCACCGTACCACTCCATAATCCTGTGCCCCAACCAAAGCCACCTAGTTGTTTAGCTGGTCCTACTGTAAAATAACATAACACTTTAGCTGAGCCTGATGCACTTAAAGGCGTACCAGTTTCATTGGATGGTAATGTAATTGTAAAAGTACTTGTTGTAGGAACAGAAGTTACCATAAACTTTGTGTCGTCAAATGTTGCGTTGGTAAAACTAGATCCTGATAATCCAGTCACATCTTCAAACAAAACAATATCGTCGTCTGATAATCCATGACTAGTGCCACAGTTTACAGTTACTGTTTTAGAAGATGAGGTGCTTGTAAAAGTTGCACCTGTTATAGTTTGTCTGATAGGATGAATATCGTAATAAGTTCCACCAGAATATACATATAAAATTCTATTTGTGCCTATTGCAGCATATTTAATACCTGCATTATCATCAAAATGGTGTATTGCTCTGGCTGCACCAGTAAGATTAGTGGCACCAAGTTGTTGCCACCCACCTATTTTTTCAGGTGAACCATATCTAAATCTAACGTTATCACCCCCGGTCCATTGTCCCTCGGCCCCGGTCGGTGTAACCTGTTTATTAAATCCTGGTAAAAACCCTAGTTTCTGTAACATATTAATTTCCCGTTAGACGAGGAGCATTAATGTGGTGGATGAATGCTCCTCATCAGACGGGAATTATATATTACTTTTTTGGTATTTTAAAGCCTTTATAGTATGCTGGTAAACCTAAGAAAGGTCTTTTATCATACAGATTTTCTTTGGCTGTTTTTTTCTTAGCATCGTTATAGTGCAGAAATACCTGTCCACAATCTTTGCCTTCAAAAGCCTCTCTCCAATGCTCTAGTTCACAACCCATGTAAATTAACATATCACCTTGATCTAAATTTACTTTTACACCAGCTTGTTTTTCTTTACCTGTTGGGTCTAAATATATTGGCCAAGAGTCTCCTCCTAAATTTAATGTTGTAGATATCTCACAAGAATACCTGTCTTTGTGCCTATGTAATACATCACCTTTTTTATATATTCTTGCATAAGAATATGCAGGTTGTAGTTTATATCCTGTGTGTTTTTCCATTTTCTTATGTAAACCCTGTAACAAAGTTTCCATAGCTATGTCACTATAGTGTGAATAAGTATTTGGAACTTGTTCATCATTCCACACACCTAAATATTCTGTAAATGGAGATATATATTTTTGATCAAACAAAAATCTAGCTACGTTTCTTTTGTTTAAAAAATACGTATAGACAAATTGTGCTAACTCCTTTGAAATAGCTCCTTTCATTACTGTGTACTTATTTTTTTTGAACGACATTTTTATTCCTCCTAAGTTCTTTCTTTTTTTCTTCAATAAAATTTTCTACGAAATCTGCAGATTTTTTGACTCTATTTGAGCCTAACATTGTTTTTACAAAATTATTTAGTTTGTTCTTTATTATCGGCATGTTGTAATACTCCTTTTGGTATTGCTTGTATATTCCAATGTATAAATCTAAATGGTTCATAACCATTATCTACACTATATAAATGTGGCATATGTGAATTAAAGAATATTAATCTACCAGGTTTTACCTTGTAATGTATTTGTGAAGTAGCAATAGTAACCTTACTCTTATCTTTTTCTGGTAGTAAACTCATTTGTCTTCCAGGTCTAGGATCTTCAAAAATTGGGCAAGATGTTTTTTCGCTAGCTTTTAAAAAATAAAAACCTGACATGTGACCATTCCAATGGGTGTGTAAAGTATGGTGTCCACCACCTAAATGTGAAAACTCTTG